ATTTTGCAAACCAGTTCGATCCTTCCAAGGATATGCCTGGTAGTCCAAGGAACTTGCAACAAGAAGAAGATTTGCAAGAGCGTATGATGCGTCAGAACATTGCGGCAGCTATTGATCCGTATGGTCAGAGTACAGCAACCGATTCTAATTTGACCAGTAGAGCGGTGGACATGCTCAACAAAGGCAATATGAGCAAAGAACAATATGAGCAATCTGTTAAGAACTTAGGTCTTCGTTTAGATCAGCCTCGGTTCGGGGACAGTGGGCTTGGGAAAATGTTTGAAGCTTCACCGTTAGGGCAAGGATTAGATTACTTAGGGGATATGAATCAGCGCCGTGCGTATGAGAAGTTGACTGGTCAGTATGAACCAGGGTTCTTGGCCAGTGTATTTACAAACTACGGAGACGGGGAACGACAAGTCCCTGTGTTTGATAACGGACAGGTTATCGGAGCGTTGGGTGTAGATGCGGCAGGGAACATTATCAATTACACTGGTGAGCACAGCGACACGGCAGAGGTATTCGACGAAACGGTAGATGCTCAAAAGGCTAAAGACTATACTAAAGTATATGACATGGGAGACCCTTCTCGATTAGATGGCTCGGATAACAACGACAGACAAAGAGCAGGCGCAGAGGACGAAGCGGGCGATGGCGCACAAGAGCCTACATGCCCAGACGGATACATATTTGACAGCGAAGAAAACGCCTGTGTCCTCGATCCGTTCCAGTCACCGTTCCCAGAAGCACCGACCACGGGCGGTGGAACATATACCGCACCTGCATTGTCGCCGTATACGAGTGTAGCTCCGGTTACATTGCCGTCGCTTATGCCTGTTCAACAACAACAGTACATGGTGCCCGCACCTAACGTACAACCGATTACTGTTGCAGCACAAACACCCGTAGGATTAGCATCACTTAGGCGCTCATGAATTTACAAGCCCTCCCAGAGGAAGCACTAAAAGAGATCTTGGCCTTAACAGAGGCCAAGAAGCGCATGGATTTGCGCGAACAAGCACATGACAACTTCATGCCTTTCGTCCATCATGTGTACGACAACTTCATTGAAGGGCAACATCACCGCATCATAGCCGAAAAACTTGAACGTGTTGCACGAGGAGAGCTCAAGCGATTGATTATCAACATGCCTCCACGACATTCTAAGTCTGAGTTTGCAAGCTACTTGATGCCTGCTTGGTTTCTAGGTAGAAACCCTAAACTGAAAATCATCCAAGCGACGCACAACACTGAGTTGGCGGTACGTTTTGGTCGTAAAGTGAGGGACTTGATCGATGACCCTGAGTACAAAACTATATTTCCGGATACAAATCTTAAAGAAGACAACAAAGGAGCGGGTACGTGGGGCACGGACAAGGGTGCTGAGTACTTTGCGGCGGGTGTTGGCGCTGCCATCACGGGTCGTGGTGCGGATTTACTCGTCATTGATGACCCGCATTCGGAACAAGATGCGTTAAGCTCCACTGCATTCGACCATGCATACGAATGGTACACCTCTGGACCGCGACAACGTCTCCAACCAGGGGGTGCAATCATAATTGTTATGACCCGTTGGGGTAAAAAAGACTTGACAGGTAGATTATTGGCTCAACAGGGCAGTGATGTGATGTCTGACAAGTGGGAAGTTGTGGAATTCCCTGCGATATTGCCTAGTGACAAGCCGTTATGGCCAGAATTCTGGGAAAAGAACGCCTTATTGTCTATCAAAGCGTCTCTGCCCGTGGGCAAATGGAACGCGCAGTGGCAACAGAACCCTACTGGCTCCGAATCGGCGATAATTAAGCGCGAATGGTGGAATCCGTGGCAAGAAAAGAAGATTCCTAGGATCGATTACATCCTACAGTCCTACGATACAGCGTTTTCCAAGAAGGAAACAGCGGATTACTCTGCTATTACGACTTGGGGCATCTTCAAACCAGAGGATGGTGGACCTGACAACATAATTCTGCTAGACGCACAGCGTGGTCGTTGGAATTTCCCAGAACTAAAGGAGGTTGCCTTCGAAGAACACGAGTATTGGGAGCCTGATATGGTGTTGGTAGAGGCAAAAGCGACAGGTACGCCGCTCATTGACGAACTTAGACTGCGAGGAATACCCGCATTGGGGTTCTCACCAGGCAAAGGAAGTGATAAGGTAACCAGAATGCACATGGTTGCACCGTTGTTTGAAGCGGGAATGGTATGGGCACCAGACGACAAGAAATTTGCAGACGAAGTGATTGAAGAAGTTGTTTCGTTTCCTAATGGTGACAACGACGATTATTGTGATAGTATGACACTAGCACTTATGCGTTTCCGTCGAGGTGGATTTATCTCTCTTCACGGAGAGGACACACAAGACGACGAATGGAGGCCCCGTAAACGGGAGTATTATTAATGGCATTACCACCAAACATGGTCGCATCCGGCCTTAACCTCGACGACACAGCAGGACTTCCCGAATTAGAAGTTTCAGTAGAAGCACCCATGGAGTTTCCAGGGGGAGCCGAGATCATAGAAGACGGGATGGGCGGCGCAACCGTACAGCCCATAGACTTCAATGGTTTAGAAGGACTGAGCCAAGAAGATCTTATCCCGTTTGATTCTAACCTCTCCGAGTTCCTAGATGACGGAATCTTGGGCGAATTGTCTTCGGATCTGAGAAGCATGTACGAAGAAGACTTGTCCTCTCGCTCTGAGTGGGAAGATGCATACGTCAACGGCCTAGACCTATTAGGGATTAAGACGGAAGATCGCTCTACTCCATTTGAAGGGGCTTCTGGCATTACGCATCCTATGATTAGTGAAAGCGTAACCCAGTTCCAAGCACAGGCTTACAAAGAACTGCTGCCATCGGGCGGACCAGTACGCACCGCGGTCCTTGGACTTAAAGACCGCGCACGAGAAGAGCAAGCCAAGCGTGTAAAAGACTTCATGAACTACCAGATTACGGAGATTATGGAAGAATACGATCCAGATATGGATCAGATGTTGTTCTATTTGCCGCTGTCAGGTTCTACATTTAAGAAAGTTTACTTCGATCCAACGAAACAACGCGCTGTTGCGAAGTTTATTCCTGCACAGGATCTCGTTGTTTCTTACTCTGCTTCTGATTTAGCCACAGCTAGCCGTGTAACCCACGTTCTACGCATGGATTTAAACGAAGTTGTGAAATTACAGTATGCGGGGATGTACCGTGACGTTGATCTGTCTGCTTCGGAAGATGTAGAAGAGGATCAAGTACGCCAGAAGGTAAACGAGCTAGAGGGATTATCTAAGAACTACAGCGATGATGTCCTCAATATACTAGAGATGCACGTTGATTTAGACCTCGAAGGGTTCGAGGACATGGATCCAGAGACTCAAGAGCCTACTGGAATCAAGTTACCTTACATCGTAACACTGGACGATTCTTCTGGTTCGATCCTATCTATCCGTCGTAATTACGAGATGGAAGATATATTCAAGCGTAAGCGCCAGTACTTTGTTCATTACAAGTTTATGCCTGGTCTTGGGTTCTATGGCTTTGGTTTAATCCACATGATTGGTGGTTTAGGCAGAGCGGCAACGAGCCTCCTACGTCAGCTTATCGATGCAGGAACACTCGCTAACCTCCCAGCAGGTTTTAAAGCCCGTGGAGTGCGTGTACGCAACGCAGATGAGCCGTTACAGCCTGGAGAGTGGAGAGACATTGACGCCCCAGGAGGAAGCATTAGAGACGCTATCGTTCCTTTACCCTACAAAGAACCATCAGGCACACTTGCTCAATTACTAGGTGGCTTGGTGAATGACGGACGTAGGTTCATTGCATTAGCTGATCAACAGATCTCGGACATGGGTCAGGAAACTCCTGTTGGAACTACAGTAGCTATGTTGGAACGCGGGATGAAAGTTATGTCCGCGATTCATAAACGATTGCACTACGCTCAGAAGACGGAATTCCGTTTACTGGCGCGTATCTTCTCTGAAAACCTACCTCCTATGTACCCCTATCAAGTAGCGGGAGCGCAGGCGCAGGTTAAGGTTGAAGACTTTGATGCTCGGGTAGACGTCCTCCCAGTCTCAGACCCCAACATCTTCTCAATGTCGCAACGTGTTACACTCGCGCAAACACAGCTCCAACTGGCGCAGTCTAACCCGCAGATGCATGATTTGCATGCGGCGTATCGAAGAATGTATCAAGCATTAGAGGTGCAAAACATAGACGAGCTTCTGCCACCGGCACCAGAACCTATGCCTCAAGATCCTGCTACAGAGAATGCGGCTATGATGTGTGGTCAAACACCACAAGCGTTCCCACAACAGGATCACGATTCGCACATTCAGAGTCACTTGGCTCTGCTTGAACTTGATATACTACAACAAACACCGGCAGTTCTGGCCTCAATATTCAGCCATGTGTTCCAACACATCAGCATGAAAGCCAGAGTTATGGTTCAAATGGAGATGCAGCAGATGCAACAAGCGCAGATGCAAGAGCTACAACAACAGGTTGCTCAGATTACAAACCTAGTACAAGCAGGAGCATTGCTTCCTGAGATGGCGCAGACACAGATTGCTCAACTACAACAACAGATGCAACAATCTCAAATGCCACCAGATCAGGTAGAAGCCCGTGTTTCACAGGTCGAATCACAAATGCTCCAAGAAATTATGCCTCTGTTGACATACAAAGGTGAAGGTGGCGCAGAGCAGGATCCATTAGTTACGATCCGTATGCAAGAGCTAGCGATTAAAGAAATGGAAGCAACCCAGAAAGCTCAGATGGAGCAGGCTAAGTTGCAACTAGATCAATTGAAGCTAGAACAGCAAGCCACTACTGATTCTGCCAGACTAGAACTTCAAGAGCAAATCGCTGATGATCGCAGTGAGGTAAACAGGGAACGCATTGACGTACAACGTCAGGCTATGGAACGCAGATGATCCGCGTTCTTTTAGTTGCGCTATTACTAACGCTCGGCGGGTACGCATCCGCCGACGACGATGACACTATTAGATCAGAAACCACTGTTATATCTGACGGAAAAATGGACACAACCATCAACAGTCCACCGCCTTCTGCTATTACTCCAAACATCAGCGCTACTAACTCTGATCTATGTACTGTTGGTGTAGCAGGCGCTGTGCAAACACAGATACTTG